GTAGGTGCTTCCAGCGCTTGGATTGCTCAGTAGGGCTTGAAGTAACTGGCACAACTTCTGCACGTGGCATCAAAACCTTTAAACGACCGGCTACTGCATCACCAACACCGTTAGCATCTACGCCGATAGCTAGTACATCATAGTTACCAAGGAACTGCTGAATCTGGAAGTATTGCTCTTCCCAGTCATCTCCTTGAAGCTCAAGCCAATTAAGCACCCTATGATCATAGTAACCATATTCATCTGGGCGATCCCAGTCTACCCAGACAACAGTAACAACAGTTGAGTCCATTTTACGTGCTGGGTCAATTCCAACCACTACAGGTGAGCGGTGCCAAGACTTAACAATCTCCTGGGAAGTATCCCCAAGATCATCCATTATTCCGGATGTTACGAACATACCACGCTCAAGCAACCACTTACAGTTGTATGACATCTGGAATTCGTCTGAGTCCTCGCCAATACGAAGCATCTCTTTCTTGATGAACTTATCGTAGTTAGATTGGATCTTAGCCACATCTTTCCAGTCCCATTGGAAATGGTTCTGCCTGGCATTACGTCCTTGAGTCTGACGTCGCTTGTTAAGGGTAATAGAGCGGTAGAAGCCATTCTTGTGGGTTGTAGGCGTACCCGTCTTAACGATAGTAGCGTTGTAGTACGCACCCATAGGAGCAATAGACTTTGATACTACAAAGTCATCTGCTTCTTGACACTCATCAATAATAATGAGATGGAATGACTTAGATTCAATCTTAGCTCTTGGGTTTGCAGTCATCATCATGATTGTAGAGCCAGACTTCTTAAGCTTAAGGTTTCTTACTACGCCTGGAGTTTTGGTAGGGATATCGTCAATCTCCGGGTCACCAAAGACTTCCATAGCCCTTTCAGAGGTAAGGCGGGATACTGTACGTGAGTAAAGTGTTTCAACCTGATTTTGAGTTGGGGCAAACATACCCACCCAAATACCATCGCCAAACTTACCCAATAGCTCTGGATACATCCTAGCTAGTCGTGGAAGTATGACCATAAGGGTCGCCACAGTATTAGCGATAGTCTCTGATTTACCAGACTGACGTGAGGCAAGTGCTGTGATTTCTTCACCATCATTGATGATTACAGATTCAATTACACGGCGTGCTAAAGGCTCCTGATATGGGTGTAGCTTGTGTCCTACAAGCATCTCCATAAAATCCATAATCTTATTGATAAGTACTTTTACAAACTCTTTGGAGAGCTCATCTAACTCATCCTCTTGATCATCTTCAGGAAGGAGACTATATTCTTCGTCCTCAAGCTCTTCTTGCTCTTCCTGCTCTATCTCATCGAACTCGTGTTCGCTCACTTAGGGAATCTTTCTTTTAATGTTTCAAGGATTGCGTGGATGGATTCAGCCCCAACTCTTGCCTCTTCTAGATGGAAAGCCTCATCGGTTTTCTGCCAGCTAGATAGATTACGTCCAATTGAGTATAGGACTTGGTCTGACCAGGTGAGTAGCTCCTGTGTTGATAGCTTAGCTACTCTTTTCTCAATGCGGGTTTTAGGCCGCTCTTCTTTTTTCTTAAACATCGTACTCTTCGCCCCTTACATTGTCCCAATCAAACTCATCTTGCTCTACTGGCCTTCCAGCAATAGCATTTGTCAAAGCTTGACTTTCTTCGTATTGTGCAACCCATTTACCTAAGACAATAGATAGTCGGGTAAAAGGAATTCTAAATACTAAACCTTTACCAAATCTAAATGGATCTTCAATTTCCTGTGTAGTTGATGTTTCAAAGATAACTTTAGGTTTTAATGGATAGACCATTACATGCCAAAAGTAGTTCTTTCCAAAATCATGCGTCTGAGCCATCTTCTTCTTCCATCTCACATTGGTGTGTGGAGAGCTCATACTCCATCACTAAAGCTTCACAATCACGGCACTTATATACCTTAGGAGGGCTAAAGTTATTCTGAGCAGTAGCTCCTTCTAAAATGTCGTCTTGTCCAGGCCTATGATAATCATGGACCACTTCTGGACGCATAAATATCTCGGGAGGAAAAGGACCTTTTGCAGGTTGAGAGGAATTGGGGACGGGATGTCCCTGTTTGGTAGGAATACGCTCAATTGTCATAGTTTGCCCTTTTCTCTATAGGATCTTATATTACACCACATTACGGTTTGCCATAACACCGTAGTTACAGATATACTAAAGGCAGGAGTTAAACCTCCTACACTAACAACGAAACAAAAAGAGTTGCAACTAGCTTGGCAGACAGACGCCAGGCTATTTTTATTCAAGTGACAGTTGGATAAAGATTCGGGTTGGCTCTCTAGCCTAGGAGATAGTGTGAATCTGAATGACAAAAGGAAACTTTTAATCCTCGGGCTTGCAGCCCTTTTAACAATTACAAATCTAATAACGTTCTCAGCTAAGGCCGCAGCGCCTGTGATGCAGAGGTGTTTAACCCCTCTAGTCAATCTGGAACTAGCTAAAAAACTAACCCCAAAGCAGCTCTATCAACTCCTAGAAATGGTAGGGTTTAAAGGTCGTGCCCTGAAGACTGCCTGGGCTGTTGCTATGAAAGAAACTCATGGAAACCCTCTTGCCCATGATTTTAGCCGTAGGACTGGAGATGACTCTTATGGAGTCTTCCAGATTAACCTTTACGGGGCTTTAAAGGGCCGTCTAAGCGAGTTTCACCTCAAGCATGCATCTGACTTAACAAACCCTGTTAAAAACGCTCAGATCGCCTACCAGATGTCTTCTGGGGGTAGGGACTGGTCACCTTGGCATGCTAACCCAGGTGAAAGGGATCACTACCTAGTTCAAATGTGGATTAAGCTCTGCCCTCAAATATTGGCAGCTTAAGACTTCTTTCCAGCTCTGCGCTTGTTCTCCTTGGCAGTATTCTTGCCATGTTTGAGCGGGCGCAGATTGCTGGATGAATCATTATCATGATTGTTATCCTTGTGGTCTACATCTGTACCCTTAGATAGCTTGCCATGCTTTTTCTCATACTTAGCACGAGCAGCGTTCTTAGAGGTAGTGTGCCATTTGCCGTTTTTATCCTTGTAGTGTTCAACGATAATCTTACGGCCACCATTAGCAGCTGAGCCTTTGTACTCTTTGCCGCCTGCTACTTCTTTTTTCTTAGTAGCCATTATTTACCCTTTTTCTTAGAAACAGCCATATTATCAATAAGGTTTGGGTAAGGGCGACCAGCAGCCTTAGCTCTAGCTTTAGCAGCAGACTTCTTCTTAGAAGATAGGTGCTTGCTCTTTTTCTTTGGGTCTGGGGTATCCCATACTTCTTTCTTAGCCATTAGCAGTCACAATCCCATGCACGTAGAGACTTGTTAATACGGCTGTTTGGATCATTAGCGGTCTTAGAAGAGGTGTTATGTTTCTTCATGCCCTGCATACGAGCACAGAAAGACTTATGACGCTTGTTCTTATGGTCTTTGCTAGGAGCCTTGAGATCATGTCCCTCTTTCTTAGCAGAGGCACGTCCCTTAGCATTTAGACCACCGTTAGGGTTTTGACCTTCTTTACGAGTCCAAGCAGCAGACTTTTTATGTGATTTCTTCTTAGTTGTCATTGTAGGTCCTTACGCTCTTTCCAAGAGTCATTTGATGTATCCACATGGTCATGATTATACGCTTCTTTTTTGCCTGCACGAATAGCACTAGCCCCACCAACTTTAGTGATGTGCTTGCCACAATCCATACAGGTCCACGAATGAGTGCTAAGGCCGTTAATCTTGCCTACATTTAGGTTTTCTTCAATACGCCTAGCCATTAGTTTGAAGACTCTCCGTTAGCACCACGTCCTGGGCGAGCAACAAATTCTTGCTCACGGTTAGGATCTGGCTCATATACCTGGTTAGTTAGATAATCCTTAGCAGCCTGTGCACCATAACGTAGGTTAGGTGACATTCTGCCCAATGGCTCATTTACCCTGGCACTATCTAAGAAGTTTAGAAGACGATCGTCCATGAGGATTACTCCTCAGTCTTAGGCTTATTATTTCCAAAGATTTTACGAGCTTCATCAGATTTAGCGCTGCTACCCATCTCAACAAACCTACCTTCAGAACGATCGGCCTTTGTAGAGGCAATATTTGTACGCTCTGCTTCAGTTGTCTCAGTGTTAACGCCATTACGACGAATATTGAGAGTAGTTTCTCCAGCACCTTCTGGTGTAGCAAGTGGTGCACGGCCTTCTGCAAGGATTGCAGCTCTAGCTGGACCAAACTTAGATGCAAGCTCTTTGCCTTTACGCTTACCTCTTGTGGTAACTTCTGATGGAGCAGCAGTCACCTTGTACAGAGGAGCATCTTCTCCAGCTCTAAAGCGAATAGCTGAACCCTTTGTTAGGCTTGCAGTCATGTTATTGAAGGTTCTACCCTTCTTAATTGCATGCTTAACAAGATCACCCATGTGAGTTGCGCCACTTACATCATGGTGCTCAAATACACGGTGTCCAGTTTCCTTCTCTGTATATGGGTGCCAGCCTTGGTGCAGCCATTCAGGGCTCTTACCAATAACGCCCTTAGCAGTTGGCTTAATGCCTTCTTCTGAGTTAGCATCTCCATGGAATCCCATAAATGGTGATTCGCTACCCTTCATAACTCTACCACCACGTAGTGGGTTCTCTGGGTGTTTCATATCAGCAAGACTTACTTTTTCACCCGTTTTAGTTCTGAAGTAATCGGTTGAAGGGTTTACCTTCTCCTCATTAAATCCAGGCTTAGCGCTATAAGTTGTTTGCTTGCCGCTGTTAAAACGCTTTTGGTTATCAATATACTGACGAGCAGTCTCAACTGAATCTGAGAAGCTGCGATCTCCAGTAAACTTCTTTAGTTGCTCATAATCTTTTGTGCCAGACTCACTTCGGTCCTCTTCAATTCCGGCATGGTGCATAACTGTTGCCATAGAGGCATATGTGCTTTGAGAGAAGTTTGGGTGGCTTGGATGACCGATATCACTCTCTTCAAGTCCTGGAGCAAGCTTCTTAGATAGACGTGCAGCTCTTTCCATAACTTCTGGATTACCAATAGTGACGTTAGTGTGTGTTCCACGTCCAGCAGCAATTCTGCTAGCAAGCTTTCCACTTTTAATAGTCTTAGCTTCTGGAGTAACAGCAGCAGGTGCTCCTGCAGACATTTCGTTCATGTTTACTTCAGTGATGCCAGCTTTACGCATGCGGTTCTTGCGAACGTTCTTGTCTTCTTCCTCAAGCTCAGACATAGTCTTGCCCTCATCTTTATCGGCTGTTGTAGGCCAATTGATGATATTACGAGCAGAAAGGCGTGAACCCTTCCTACCTTGTGGGCGATATGGCTGTGCTACTGAGCCAGTGTCTACTGCTTTTCTTTCTACATCAGTTTCAGGAAGTGTGTACCCCTCAGGAGGAACAGGATGGGCAGCCTTAAGCTCCTGACGCTCAACATCGTGTCGTGCTGTAGTAGCTAAGTACTCAGTATCAGACATCTTGTCTGCGCCAGCAAGCTCTGTTGCATGACGCTCTTCTTGCTCTTTAAAAGCCTTTGTACGAAGGTTAAATGCCTTCTGGTGCTGCTTTGATACAAATAGTGGGGAAGTATCTCGCATACGCATAGTTGTTGTGCTTAGCGGATTATTATCAATATCATTATACTCAGGCTTTAGATTGCCTTCTGCATCCCAAGCATCTTGTTCATGCCAAGCTTTTGGCTTTGAACCTTTACCACGTGTCTTAATAATCTGACCGGCGTTACGCTTACCATAATCGGCAGCTGTAGGAGCTTCTGTAACAGGTTCTGCTTTAGCAGGGATATCTAGCTTAGCAACACTGACTGGCTTACCATTGAGACGTGCTTCCGAAGCTTTATCTACTCCCGCAGGATTTTCACCCTTAAGTGCAATCTTAGGTTCTAGACCAGGTACAGTAGCAACACGTTGTCCACCACGACCAGCTTTACCAGTTTTACTTGGACCTGCCTTAGCAACTACTTCGCCTTGTTCATTAGGCTTGATGTAATTATCAAATTGACCCATGTTTACTTACCCTCACCCATTCCGACGTTAAGGTTGCTTGTACGACTAAAATCTGTGCCAAGATCTGGAACTTCACCAATACCGTGACCTTCTGAATAAATATCTTCAGGTTCTGTAGCATTTACAGCGCCCGTATTACTTCCTGCTTTTGGAGATGCTTCGTCAGCATTATTAGACTGCAACTTAAGGGAGATTTGACCTGGAACACCTTTTTGCATACCTGCTGTGCGAACAGCTTGCTGATGAAGACGCTTACCTTCATCTTCTCCAAATAGCTTTGAATAGTTTGATGACTCAGCGTTAAAGTTTGCTTCAGAACCTAGACCTTCTGCCATATTACGTGCAACGTGGCCCCAAGTAGTTTGGGTTAGAGAGTTCTGATGTTGAGCTTCCATACGTTGAAGCTGAAGGTTGTGGCTGTAATCCATGAGCTGCTTTTGCA